TTTCTTACCTTTGGATATAGAATACAGAATATTCACAACTGCTGGTAGTAAATATGAATTTGATGTTATCCCATTTACTAGTGTTGATAGAACAAGTACAGGATATGAGTTTAATATCGACACATCGTGGTTAATTCCACAAGATTATTTCCTCCAAATCAGATTAAAAAATGGAAATTACTACGAAAATAAACAAACATTATCGTTTACAGTGGTCTCTAACAGTTTGTTATAAAATAATCAATTAAACTTACGATTTTTTTCAAAAAGGCTTGTATTTATGTGAAATGAAGGCTATATTTGTAGCATAATTTATAATTGAAAAAAATAACTTTACTGTAAAACTATTGAAAAATGGAAAATCAAGCGCAGACAGGGCAAGACCTGTCACAATTAAAAGGTATGTTTGCCGACTACCAAAAAAAACAATCAGAATCAACTACTAAAAAAACACGTGAAGACATCTTGGCGAAGTATTTCGTTCCGAGAGCCTCCAGAGAGATTTTTAGAATCCTTCCACCAAAAGCAGGAAGAAAGCACATCGATGAAGCATTCTTTCACGTTGTAACAACAAATGCAGCAGGTGGTAAGAAAAAGCACGGCACAGTTATTTACTGTCCTGCTCACAATGACCCCAAAGTTCCGAAATTAGGTGAGGATGGAAAACCAATTGTAAACGACCAAGGAGCACCTTTGATGATTCCCGCTCCATGTCCTCTTTGTGCACGTAACTTAGAATGGCTTGCAAAACAAGACCAGTCTCTGAAAGGCATTAAGAAAGAAAACCTGAATGATGCACAGAAAGTCATCTGGGCAAAGAATCTTGAAATCTACAAGGAAGCAATTAAATGGGAAGCCAAGAAATTCTACATTGTAAGAGGAATTGATAAAGGAAAAGAGAAAGACGGAGTTAAATTCTGGAGATTCAAACACAACTACAAAAATCAGGGAACACTGGATAAGTTACTTCCTATTTTGGAGATGTACATGACCGACTCACAAGCCGACTTTAGCGATGCTCAGACTGGAACAGACCTGAATATTGTTATGACTGACAGCGAGTTTAACGGACACGTTTACAAGGCAATTTCAGCTATCACAGCCAAAGGTAAATCACCACTTCATGCAGACGCAGTTGTTGCGCAATCATGGCTTGATGATGACGTGACTTGGAGAGATGTGTTTAAGCCAAAACAAGCACCGAATATGCCACCATACGAGTTTCTCGTAGCAGTTGCAAACGGTACTAATCCTTATTGGGAAGACACTGACCAGACGAACAAACATTGGGTATTCCCGGGTCGTCCAGACTTAGAAGAAAAAGCCAATACTCGTAGCATGAATCTTGACAGCGATGAAAAGGATTTTGAACAAGCTACTGACCTAACTACACAGGAAACACCACGTGTGACCATTAGTAATATTACTGAAGATAAGGTAGGGGAATTCGAAGATGACGCAAGTGATGTTGGTAAGGAAATTAAAGCTGCTGCACCTGTTACTCCTACACCTGCTCCAGTAGAGACTGCACCAGCACCAGTTGCTGAAGCACCTGCTAATGCACCTGAAACAGTGAATGAGCCTGATGGTGAAACAGGGTCGGATTATGACGATTTGCCATTTTGATGTATCTAATAATCAATTACTTACGACATGCAGAAAAAATGCATCAGATGCGGAAATGATAAAGAGTTAGATGAATTTTATGCCCATCCCCAAATGCGGGATGGGCATTTAAATAAATGCAAAGCATGTTGTAAAGAAGTGGCTGATTTAAGAGAAAAGGGGTTGCGTCAAAACGACCCAGAATGGCGTGAAAAGGAAAGACTAAGAAGTGCCGAAAAATATCATCGATTAGGGTATAATGAAAAACAGCAGGAGAGAAGAAAATCGAAACCATACTTAAATGGTAAGTATAAAAATCTTGCTCGTGACCTTAAATTATCTTCAGATGAAAATTCACATCATTGGAATTATAATTTTGTTGAGGATGTTATTATTTTAAATGAAAAATTTCATCGTTTCATACATCGCTATTTAAAGTTAAATGATGAAACATTAATATTTGAATCAAAGGACGGTATAGTTTTAGACACAAAAGAAAAGCATTTAGACTTTATAAATAAATTAGAAATACATTATAATCAAAAATATGGCAAAGAAATCTGATGTACCCAGCAATGCGGTACGTAAACCAACAGCTAAAAAAAGTTTTAGTCTCGATGACTATAAAAAGAAAAGGGGAGTAACATCTGTTGTATCCAAGGAATTAGTATGGATTCCTATTGATGATGGATTGAAAGAAGCTACAGGCATGCCCGGGATACCTAAAGGATACGTAACACTTTTCCGTGGATATTCAAACACTGGTAAGTCCACAGCATTAATGCGTGGAATTGTTAATGCTCAAAAAATGGGGATTTTCCCTATCATTATTGATACTGAGAACAATATCGATGAAGGTAATGAAAGATTAACTAAAATGGGTTTTGATTGGGATGCTGGATATCTTTTAATTAATAACAAATATTTGCTTGAAAAATATGGTCATGTACAAGATAAAGAAAGACGAGAAGCAAGTATTGAAGATATGGGTAAAGCCATTTATGATTTCCTTGATGACCAGAAATCTGGTGCGTTACCAACAGACCTGTTTATTGCAATTGACTCAATTGGTACATTGAATTGTATTAAAACAATCAATGCACAGGAAAAAGATACTAGTGATAACAACATGTGGAATGCTGGTGCATATGAAAAAGCATTTATGTCATTATTAAACAATGCCATTCCTAATACCAGAAGAATTGATAGTGAGTTTACCACTACAGTTGCTGCTGTTCAGAAAATCTGGTATGACAGTATGAATAAAGTGGTTAAGCATAAAGGTGGTGAAACATTCTTCTTTGGTGCAAGACTTATTTATCATTTCGGTGGCGTTATAACTCATGGAACTCGAAGAGTAACTGCAACCAGTAAGAAACGTGACTTGAACTTCGGTTTTGAGAACAAAGTTAATATTGCCAAAAACCACGTTGATGGTGAATGGGGTGGTATTAGTCTCGAAGGCAAGATTATTTCAACACCAACTGGATTCATATATGGTGATAAGGACAGTGAAGCAGCCTATAAGAAAGATAATATTCTTTATTTCCGTAACAAGTTTGAAGACGATACACTAACTGCTGACGACATTGAATTCCAATCCAAAGAAATGGATGAAGATGGAAATGTTATTGAAAAAAGCAGGGTGACAATTGGTTCGGATAATTCGGACATTCAACCCGTAGAATAATGAAAACAAGAACACTTTTAATTGATAGTCAAAATCTCTTAAAGCGTTCCTTTCACGGAGCAAGAGATGTAGAGACCACCAAATACGGACATATTGGTGGTCTATACTCTTTTCTCACCACTACCAGAAAAATGATTAAAGAGCACATGATAAATAAAGTCGTGCTTGCTTGGGATGGAGAAGGTGGTGGAATAACTCGACATAGAATCGATGACGCATATAAAGCTAATCGTAAAACCAAAGAATGGCACAAGAAAATCGAAATGAATGCTGCTGAACTCCGTAGAGAAAAAGCAAAAGACGAATCGATTCTCAAACAAAGACAAAGAATAAAGGCATATGCTGAAGAACTTTGGATTAGACAAATCGAAGTCGATGACACCGAAGCCGATGATTTAATCGCTGCATATTGTCTCGAACATCATGATGATGAAGAGATATTTATTTATTCAAACGACAGAGATTTTGCACAACTACTTGATTTAAATATTACAATCATATTTCCTAATCTTAATCAACCAGTAACCAGAACCAATTATATGATGCATTTTAATCATCATTACACAAACGCACTACCAATGAAAATCATATGTGGTGATGTTTCTGATAACATTGCTGGTGTTGGTGGATTAAAAGAAACTGGTTTAATTAAATTATTTCCCGAATTAAAATTCAAAACATTAAGCGTAAGGGAAATCTGTAGACGTGCTGATGAAATGCAAAAAGAACGTGTGGCAAAAAAATTAAAACCATTAAAATCACTAGAAAATATATTATGTCCTGAAGGTATTCAGAGAATGAAAACAAATTTCGAACTAGTTAATCTCAGAGAGCCAATGCTTAACGATGAAGCCAGAGAAGAACTAGCTCAACTCGAAATTCCATTGTCTGATGAAGACAGAACAAGTCAAAATCTTCTTAAATTAATGATGGATGATGACTTCCTAAGTGTTTATGGAAGCACTTTCCCACAATATGTCGAACCTTTTTATACAGTAATTATGT